GCGATCGACTTGGGCAATGTGATCGCGCCCCATCCGGCGGTACTCGAACACGAGATAGGCGATCAGGACCAGCTGAGCCTCAGCGAAGACGGCCAGTGCGATCACGCCTGCGGCTCATCCTTGACGGCGCGCCCACGCGCGCGCGCGGGAGCCTGGTCGCCGACCAGCCGCTCGATCAGCGTCTGCTGGCGCTCCATCGTCGCTCGCATCTGCGCCATCTCGGCTTCGCGCCGCGCGTCCTTCAGCTCCATGTCGCGCAGGCGCTCGCCGCCGGTGTGCATCTGCAGCAGCGTGTCCTGCGGCTGGCCCGACATGTTCGGGTAGATCGGACGCACCTGATCGGCGACCAGGCGCGGCTCGCCGCAGATCGAGCACTGCGTGTCGGCCAGCTCCTCGAAGCGCAGCATCGTGGTCGAACGCTCGACGCCGGGGATGTCGCCGCCGAGGTCGAAGTACGTGTGCTCGGTCAGCGTCTCGATCGCCTTGACCTGCTCCTGCTTGTAACCGGGGCAGCGCGCGTCGTGACAGCTGGCCCATGCGTCGATCGTGCGCTCGGTGACGGTCGGCATCAGAACGTCAGCCCCGCCGTCGCGTGCTCGACCGTCAGCTTGAGCGCGGCGACCATCTGCGGCGAGAACGCATACGGGGTCCCGTTGAACGAGAGCACGACGCCGTTGGTGGCACCCGCGAGCTGGAAGAACTCGACCTGCTCGGCCACGAGCGGGACGGGGTTGTCGGGGTCGGGCACCAAGTCGGCGTCGGCGGGCACTTGCACGTTCGCGTCGCGCACGTGGACGACGCCGATCCCGACGCCCGGGTCGGCCATGTCGAGTGTCACATCGGGCGGGCTAGGGTCAGGCGGGGCTGCGACATCGGTCATGGCTGCGTCCTCCTCATCTGCGGAGGCGACCGCCTCCAGTTTCGCGATCAACGTCGAGCGGTTGAGCCCGGCGGTCTCGGCGGCGAGCGCCTGTTCGGCCCGGTCAGGGTCGTCGCCGACCCAGTCGAGCACGTCCTGCACGGTGCCATCGGGTACGAGTTCCACCACCAGCCTCCTAGTCGGGCATCGGTCCGTCGTCGGCCGTGCCCGCCATCGCGAGCGTCAGCCACTCGGCCTTCGGCGCGTGGTCGGGCCGGTACTCCTCGGGCTTGCGCCGCTTCGGCTGCGGCGGGTCGGAGTCCAGCTGCACCGCTCCGGCCGCGACGGAGTCCGAGCGCGCCTCCCACGAGATCACGGCCGCCATCGCGGCGTCGATCTTGCGCGGCGACGTGATCGAGTCCTTGGTCAGCGTGTGCATCTGGCGCTCCTGGTCGTCGAGCACGGTGAGCTTGCGGCGGCGCGCGTTGCGCACGTGCTCGATCAGGATCGGATTGCCGTCGTGGCTCACGTCACCGGCGCTGACCGCCTGCTCGTAGTTGCGCACCGCCCACGCGATCGGGCGCGGACGGTTCGTGTGCCAGACGGCCACGCGGCGCTCGCCGTAGCGGTTCTGCCAGCGCTCGATCAGGTGCGTGATGTGCTGGTCGTCCGCGTACAGGCGCCAGACCAGATACTCCTCGAAGACCTCGGCGACCGCCTTGTCAACCGCGTCGAAGTCGTGCTCGTAGTCGTCGGGCGCGTGCGGCGGGCGCTGCACGATGATCACCGGCCACTGGTAGCCCGTCTTCAGATGCGTTGCGACGACGGCCAGCGCATCCCGATGACGGGCGCCGTCCACGCCGAGAGCGATCGCCTCCGACCCGTCGCGACGGAACCTGCGCGGGCGGGCGAGGCTCGCGAAGTGCTCCGGGTCGAAGGCGGCGCCCTCCGAGGCGAGCTTGCGGTTCATGAAGAACCGCTCGGCCTGTGCCGGGTCGTGCTCGAGCAGCGCTTCGATCTCCGCGTCGATGCGGTCGAGGTCCACCCATCCGCCCTTGCTTTGGACCACGTCGCCGTAGACGCGCGCGAGAACCTTGCGCCGCTCTGCCTTGTTCCGGACTGAGCCGGGGCCGCCGTCGATGTCGTCGATGAAGACGCCGGGCTCGTTCGGCGTGCGCCCGGCGACCGACTGCTCGACCGGGTCCGGCGCGTTGCACGTCTCGAGGAAGCGCCCACCCATGCCCGCGAGGTTGCGGCGCTGGTTGTCGGCCAGCCACCAGCCGTTGTTGGACTGCACCCACGACTCGGTCTGGTCTTGCACCACGAAGGTGACGCGCTGGCCCAGGCGCGAGCGCGCCGACGCGGTGACGGGTTCGATGATGCCGCCGCCCTGCAGGTTGATCCGCGTCAGGCCGGAGTCGGGAATCCAGTCGCGCAGCGGTCCCAGCTCGATCATCGGCTGCAGCGCGCGCCACGTGTTGGCGGTCTGCTCCTCGCTGCACGCCGTGATCTGAATGTGCGGCGTCGCCCACGACATCCCGACCGGCTCGCCGCTGGCGTCCCACCCGCCGAAGCGCACCGGCCCGGCCGCCTCGGCGCACACGATCGCCGCCGCGATCGGACCCTTGCCCCACTTCTGCGGGCGCACGAGCTGCCCGCCGCGAATGTAGAGAAAGCGGCCCTCGGGCGTGAGCGCGTACAGGTAACAGAGGAAGCGCAGCTGCGAGTCGGTCAGCTGGAACGGGTCGCCCCGGAAGTCGCGATCGGGGATGACGCAGAACGCCTGAATCCACGACGCGACCTCGTAGCCGAGCGTCGGCAGCTCACCGGGGTATGACTCGCCGCGCCAAGGCACCTACACCGTCATGCTGCTTCCGGTGGCATCGGGTCGTATTCCTCGCCCTCACCGTCCGGGACCTCATCCGGGTCCGGGTACTGCGTGCCGGGGTCGTCCTCGGGCTCGGCGCTCACGACGCGCCGCTCCTCCTCGCCGAGCGCGATCGCGTCGGCGATGACGGGCGCCATCACTTCGTGCGTGTCGCCAAGCTCGGCCAGCAGCTCATCGGAGCCTTTCTCAGTCATCGGGGTACCTCACGAGTCCGTAGCCGGTCCAGTAGCCCGAGCCGCGCTGCTTCTTGGCGACAACGTCGCCGTTCCACTGCGATCCGCTCGAGGTCGAGCCGCTGGTGTTCCCCTCGACGGTGGTCAGCGACGCGGCGTCGTAGATCACGCCGGTGTGATCGGAGCCGATGAAGGCGTGATCGCCCGCGTGCAGCTTGCTCACGTCGGTCGTGTAGCCCCGGTAGATGCCCTGGCCCTTCTTGGCGAGGTCGGTGTTGTTGGCGACGCCCGCCGTACCCGAGCCCGAGACGCCGTTGTCCCACGAGCTGCACACCGCAAAGCAGGCACACCACGGGACGCCATCGGAGCCGTACACGCGCGTCTGCCACTGCGACGGCTGCGGGTTGCCCTTGTTGGAGCCCTGCGGGTTCTCGGACACGCCGACGTAGCTGTCGAGCCAGTCCTTACAGGCCGAGCGGCCCGACTTCGACGAGCTTGAGCCCGAGCTGCTGTAGGGCACACCCCACTTGTTGTGCGTCGCCGCCCAGTCCTCGTAGGCGGCGCCGGTGTGCGTCGCGATGCAGAGGTTGTCGTAGCGCGTCTGACGATCGTTGGACGTGTTGTTGTCCGGGTCGTCCTTGATCAGATGCCACAGCCGTTTGCGCCGATCGACGAGCCAATCGACGTTCGCCTGCTTGCGCGCCTTCTGCTCGTCGGTCGTGGAGCCGAACGCCAAGTAGACCTCGCGCTCCTCGATGTAGACCTTCTCGGTGTCGGTCGCCGAGCCCGAGCACGGCAGCCGGACCTCGTGCTTGGGCGCGCCCGAGTTCAGCCCGCCGAGGAAGTCGTAACGGGCTTTGCGGTTGTTGGTGTCCCAGCCGGACGGCTGGCCCTGAACCTCACCGTTAGCCAGCTCGACGAGGTAGTCGCGCCGGTCGAGAATCCACTGGCGCGAGTCGGCGCGGCGCTGGTCCTGCGCGGCGTCGTAGCCCGGCCAGTCCTGGAGCGCGCGCACGTTGGTGTACTCGTTCCAGTGCGCCTGTTCGGCTTCGGTCAGGTCACCGTAGTTGCCCATCATCACCACCCGGCTTGTCGTCTGCACGACGGCCGTATTGGGGCTCGTCCGAGCGGCGAGAACCGTGCCGCCCGTGCGCGCCGATGTAGGTGCCGACGACGCCGATCGAGGCGCCGAACAGCGTCGAGAGCAGGTTCGCGTTGGCACCCGAGATGTCGCCGCCGTGGAACGCGATGATCGCGATGTCGAGCACGAGCGAGACCGCGACGCCAAGCGCGAGCACGAAGGCGATCAGACCGGCCCACTCGCCGGGCAGGCTCATGCGCCGTCTTCCAGCTCATCGGTCGGCCGCTGCTCGCGCACGAGCCGGTAGCGATGCGCGGCCAGAAACCCGACGATGAGACCGAACATGAACGCGCCGCCGTCTTGCAGCACGATCTCGAAGATGGAGGCGACTTGCCACACATCACGGTCCGGCGATCGCGTTGAAGCTGGTGACCTTGCTACAGCGCGTGAGCGCGTCCGCGTACTCCTGGTTGGCGAGCGCGTTGGTGTGCGCCGCCGGGTCGATCATGCCGCCGAGGTAGTTGCGGCGCAGGATGAACGCGGCGCCCGCCATCAGCCCGCGATCGGTGTTGTTGAACGCGCCCGCCAGAATCTCGGCCTCGAACGCGGTCGTGGTCGCGGCCATCAGGCGGGCTCCTCTCCGACGATGCGCAGACGGCGCTCCTCCTTCGGAGCGTCCGTGTCGGTCTTCTCGGTCGCTCTCGAGACGCGCCAGCGCAAGTCACGGCGGCCTCGAGCGTTCAGCCCGAGCGCGGTCTGGATACGGAAGCGCGTCGCGTCGTCGTAGTGGTAGAAGCGCGCGCCCAGCTCGAGCGCCGTGGCGACATCGGCCGGGGTCCACTGCGACGTGACCGGGTCGGCGCGCCACAGCTCCCACATCCACTTCGGGATCGCGTACTCGCGCTGACCGTGGCGGAACCACGCGGCCGGGTACGGCGGCAGCGGCGCTTCGAAGTCGTCCGGCAGGTCAACCCACTCGCCGTGAGCGGGCTGGTTGTAGCGCCGCCGCTGGCCGGGCTCCTTCAGCGCCGTGTCGTCCTCGCCTTCGAATCGACCGCCTGGTGACAGTCGTCGCACAGCCACAGCCCGCACTCGGGATCATGGCCGGGTCGGACATGATGTGCGACCACGCCGGGCTTTTCCTTGCAGCGCTCGCACCAGCCGTTCGCGCGCGCGGCAACAGAGCGGCGGAAGAACTTCTGTTCGCGCGTATCACGCTGGCCCCAGCTCTCGCCGGGGCGCCGTCCGTGAGTCGGGCACGGGACCAGCTGTGGACAGCCTGGTTCCGAGCAGACGTGCGTGCGCTTCATCGCTGCAAGTAGGTGTCCCGAAGGCTCGGTGGGCGTGCGAGGGGAAGCCCGCTGTTGGAGCGCTGGACGGAAGCTGCTGCCTGAGCCGGAGAGAAGGCGCCCGTCCTCGGGACGCCTTCAGCATACGCGGGGTCGGTTTCTTCTGTCTACGACGCCATTTTGCGGGGTGTACTGTGTGCCACGAGCGCCACGAAGACCAGGGAGGATGCTCGTGCTCGGTCCCGACATAGTCCACTCCAAGGGCGGCGGCGGCCGTTCGATGCACGTACTAAGCCCGGCGCAGCCCGACCTGATCATCGACACCGGCGCCGCCGGTGCGACGCTGACCGTGATCTCGGGCGCGGCGGTGATGACGTACATCGACAACGCCTACCAGCCCCAGGCTAATTGGGTGCATCTCGCCCCCGGCGTCGTGCAGCCGATGGCGCCCGACTCGCGCTGGGCGTTCAGTCAGGCCAGCCGAGACCCCGCCGTCGTCCGCTTCGCGTTCACGTAGCCTCACTCGCCGTAGATCAGCGCGCGTCGTAGCTTCTCCCGCACCCCCGCCCGGATGCGGTCGCCCTCGTGCTCGAGCACCTTCGCTGCTATCCGCGCCGCCTCGCGGTCCTTGCGCGACCACCAGCGGCGGCTGGTGACCACGTAGGGGCCGCCGCCGTAGCGCCCGCGCAGGTTCAAACGGGCCGCCCTAG